GGCGAGGTGCCACCAGTCGGGGTAACGGTCGTGCTGGCCGTGGTAAGTGGCGTGCCTGTGCCAGAAGTCGAAAGCGAGGAAGGCGACGCGGCAGCGTTCAGGGTCGTGGAGATAGATGCCGCAGCAGCCGCTAGCCCGGTCGTGGTCGGATTGGTCGAGGAGGTGCCGCCGTCGCTTGCCAGTAGCCGGACCCAGTAGTAGCGGGTCGTGGTGTCGGTCTTGGCAATGACCGTATTGGTGCTGGAGCCGGTCCAGATAAGCGTGGCCGAGGCAAACGGCGTCGAGGCGGTGTACTCGTAGAGCTGGTACACACCGCCAGTCGGAACCACGCTCGGCGCGGTCCATGAAAACTGAATCAGGCCGGCGAGGCCGTTGGCCGTTAGAGCTGTCGGTGGCGCCGGCGTGTAGCTTCCGGGCGTTGGTGACGTAATTGTGCCTGGTACGACGTAATCGCCAGTCGCCGGGTCGCTCCAGTCGGTCGAAGCCTCCTCGCGTAGCACCAGCTCGACGAAGCCCTGCTGGTCAAATCGCCATGACTCACAGCGAACCGTTTTGGCGCTCCAGCCAAGCTCGGAAATAGTCACCGTGCCAGTCTCAAACGGGCGAACCTTCCAAGCCGACATTCCACACCGAACAACCGCAGATTGGCCATTTCGCGACTTCCGGAGCATTACGATTGCGTTGCGCTGCGCCTCGTACTGACTGGCGCAAGTAGGTTGCGGCATATCCCGCCACGCCTGCTCGCCATCGTCAGTCGCATAGGTCGAATTGACAATTGGCTCAAACTCAACGAGCTGATAGTTCCGGCTCGTGTCCAAAAAGGAGCCGCGCACCGCATTCCATCGGTCGTTATAGGGATACGCCGTGGTGACATCAATGCCAGCGTCTACTAGGTCGGCATCCGTAATTGAGAACGCCGAAGCTGACCAAGCGCCGGCAAACATTCGCCATTTACCGCCGCTGTAATAGCAGACGCCCTGCATGGCGGAAACGATGGTTTGAATGTTCGACTGGAACGCCTCGAAGGTGTCCAAAACGCAGTTTATGGTGTAACGCTTTTGCGTTGTGCTGCCGGGAATATTGACATTCTCGTCACAGATGTCGGCGGCATCGGCCACTAGGTCAAAATCAATTCGACTGGTTGACTCCTCCATGCCGTAGCGCGAGGCAATCAAGTAGTTGGTCAGGCACAACGCCGGGTTTGTCGAGTAAGTCCATGTGGTCGAATCGTTGACGCGTTGAGTGCCGGAGCCGGGAATGGTGGTCTGGGTCGAGTCTAGGCGGGGGTCATAGACCTTGGCGCCCTCAACCAAGCAAGTGATTTCGGGCTTCCCGGTCTTGTAGACGTTCTGGTCAAATTCAAATTTTAGCGCGATGTAGGCCACGCCTCGGCCACGGTGCGCGGTTGTCCACTGGAAAGGGTTGTCGGTTGTAAGGATGTAATCGACGGTCTGCGCGTCGGTGCCGGTGTATCGCCGAACCCATGCCTTGTTTGCAAAAGTTCCGGTTGTAACCTTGCCATCGTTAGCCGTGCCGGTAACGGCAGTGATAGTGCCGACCGCTGTTTCGTTAAAATAGACCGTTCCTAGGCTGTTGCATTCATGCGTGGCAACGGCCAGAACCTGATGAAGGTAGGCCGAATTGGTGCCAGATGTCATGGGCGGGATGACGTTCATCCCGGCGACTTTCATCTTGCCGTAGATGATACGGCGCGGCTCGATGGTGCCGGTGTACTCAACGTCAATTTTGGCGCTCGGTTGCTTGGCGCGAGGTGCTAATGCGCGAGCAGCAGCGGAAAGCACGAGATTGATTGCAATCGTCGATAGGATTTTTGACGCGGCAATATAGGAGACTGCCTTGACCGCAACGAGAACGACTGCCTGCGGCATTAGATTTCCCACCTTGTCGTAATGTCTTGTCGAGGCAGGAAGACGAGGCCATTTTGACCCATACAGGCGACATTGCCACCGACACAGATCCCGACGCAGGGGTTGCCGTTGTTGGCGCACATGACGGCATCCCCACGCTGCGCCCTGCCTGAACTTGGGTTCCCGAGATGAAAGGAAACAGCGGCCTCAAGGGAACCGTGGGAGGCAATGTACGTCATCGCGGTGGCCTCGTCGGTGTACTGGGAGGCAAGGTCGAGTTCGTGGCTTGTTTCTGTCATCGCGTCGATTACGCGGGCAACAAACAGGCAGCAATCATTCAGGCCCCACGCGAATGGAGCATCGGAGTGCTCCGCAACCTGCGCCCACATTTGCGCGGTCCAGTCGTTGCGCCGACTCAATTTCTGGCTTCCTTAACTGGCTGCTGCCACCAAGGCTCCAAAGCGCCACCGCCTCGGCCGGTCCATGCGCCCCACGTTCCCATGCCGCCTACGCTAGCATCGCCCCATTTGCCCACGAAGCCCTTGATGCTGGGAATGAGGTCAAAAAAACGATCACCGGGGAAAAGCAGCTGCTGGTCCTCGTTCGTATAGCGCGCAATGCGCGGTTCACGCCGTAGGCGGTGTTCGCAAGTGAGCCGAATCGCCGCTGTGCCTGATGAGGAGGAAATTGACATCTGATTCATTCGGCCTTCCCAGACCGTCTCAGGAGTGTCCACAACAGCTCCGGTCGCTTCGCTCACAAACCCCACGTATAACGTCGCGGAGCGATTCTGGTAGACCTCGGTCAGCGTCGTGTTTACCAAAGACGAATCGACGCCTGAAAGCGTAAAGCTGATGCTGCGAGCGATGATTTCAATCGACTCTGTAACTACCTCAATGTTGCCGAATTGGCCGATGCCGTAGTACGTGTTTCCGCCCCACACCATATCGCCGATGCCGTCGTGAACCCGGACAAAGCCGGAGGAGAAATCAAGTGCAGCAGCCGCAAACATCCGAATGGCATTTTTGTCGGCCTCCGTCGAGTTGCTGACAGACGCAAACCGGGTCACGCGATGTCCTCAACAAAGGAAATCGAGAAGTCGGAGAGCACGCCTGGGCGACTGCTCCAGCTAACCTCCTCCTCGGCCAGCAGGAATCGGCCCATCGGGCGATATAGAGAAATTGGAGCGTTGTCAGCCGGGCTGGACCGAAGCGCCGGTTCAAACATCATGTGGCCTTGGCCACTGGCGTTGCTGTTGAGGTCTGCCGTGAGGCGCTTCAGTTCCCAGCCGCTGGTGTAGACCGCCACTAGGTCGCCAGCCTTCAGCACGCCTGTGGAGCTGACTGGGAGGGCGTCAATCCACAAGGCCGAGCCTGTCTGACTGGCGCCGTTTACCAAGGCACAGCGGGCCACTGAGGGCGAGTCGATGATTTGAAAATTGTCGGCTGCGCGGCCAGAGATGAAGTCGCCCACGCCTGCGTAGGTCAGAACGCCAGTGGCGGCCGCCGTAACGTGTTTGAGTCCGGCAGTTGTCTCGGTTGCGCCCGTGACCAGCTCGCCGCCGCCGGCAGTGGTGCCGAGCGTTAGGCGCATCCGAACATTCCCGCGGCCAGCGATGACGCCGGCGCGGAACAAATACTGGACGGTGTTTGCGGTGGTGTTGCTGGCGTAGACCGTGCGGTCAGCCACGACGGCTGTGCGGGTGAGCCTGAGCTTTCCGGTGTCAGCCGCGAGCACCAGCTCGGCGTTGGAGGAGGTCCAGCCGGTGGTTGCCGCGAAGGTGACGTTAGAGAGCAGCTCGGTTGATGCGATGCTGCCCTGTTTGGTGTAGGAGTCGTCCTCAATCCAGATGCGATTTGAGCGACCGCGCAGGCTGGACAGAATGCCGATAACGCGAGAACGGTCGGAGCTTGAGAGCGCTTGAAAGTTCATCGTGCAGCCGAACCGAGTGCCAGGGCGCGAGACAGTGCGGGTCACGCCGGACAACGCCGAATTGAAAACGGCTGTGCTGTCGATAATGCGCCATTCCATAGACGAAGGAATGATGTCAGCAGGCCAGAAAAGTTCAGCCATTAGGCTCTCCCGAACGCGCCGCGCGAGTAGTCGTCATAGATGGTGGCCCGAGCCAGTTCAACAGCCCGGCGGGTGTTGGCCTCGAGGATGGCCGGCAGTGCTTTAACGAGGTCAGCGGTTGCGCCCCGAGCGTCGACATTGTAAACCGGCGCGACCGTTACTCCACCGCCCATTCGGTTGTTCGGCACAATCGAGCCACCGGAGCTCGGCACGAACATCTCAGGCCCGCGCTCGCCCACCATGTAGGCGCGGTTGCCCATGACTGGGCCGCCGTTAGCCTTGCCCATGCCCGCGAGCAGAGCGCTACCGATTTTGCCAAAGCCGCCACTAAGCCCACTCATCCATGTGAAAAACTGTTTAAGCAGCATTGCCGAGGCTACTTCAGCAATCATTCTGCGAATCGTATTTATGAAGCCTTTTAGCATCCCGCCGAGGCCGCCCTTAAACGGGTCGAACAAGAACTGAGCGAAAGAGTCTTGGATATTGCGCGCGGCCTGCGCGCCCAGCTCGCCGAGCATACCCAAGCCAGCTTCCTGCTCCTTCGTCCACGCCCGCCACTCGTCGGCAGATTCCCGACGAACTTCCATTTCGGCCTCGATGCCGCGAATGGTCATGTCGGCGTAATTCTCGGTCTGGCCGTTCAGCCATTCGGCGAACTGGCGCTCGTCTTGGTTGAGCTTGTCTCGCAGGTCGCCGGCTTCTTTAGCCGTAGCAAGTTGGCGCTTTCGCGATTCCTCCTCGGCAGCAAGGTCGCGAAGTTTCCCGGTCGGCGGTGCAGACGGTCGAGCTCGATTTATGGTGCCGCGGGTCGAGCCGGAGGCAGCGTCTGCGCCCATGCCTGTGAGAGTCGCGCCCATTTCGGCAAGCGATACGCCGGAAAGATTCCGCAGGAACTGCTCGAGGAATGGGCGCTCTAGCTGCTTTTGAATAACATCGAGCGCGCGAATGATGGTCGGCGCCGAACGACCCAACAGGTTGGTGGCAAAGGCGTCCCATTTCTTGGAAAGCAGGTCGGCTTGGTCGCCGAGCTTGCGAACCTTGTCGTTCGCCTCACCGGAAATGACGACGCCAAGCTCCTTGGCGGCCTCCTTAGCCTTTGCAATGCCCTCTGCGCCCTGCGAGAACAGGGGGGCGAGCTCTGCACCGGAGCGCCCGAAAACGTCCACCAGCGCCTTCGTACGGTCTGCCTCGCTGCCGAGTTCGCTGACGCGCTGGGCGACCAACATGAACAAATCTTCAGACTTGGTGGCCTTCACGGTTTCCATCGAGATGCCGAGCTGAAGGAAGGCGTCCTTTGCGGCCTTGTTGCCGCTGCCAGCCTCGGCGATGGTCCGATTGAATTTTGTCAGCGACGACTGAAGAGTGCCGAAGTCCACATCGGCCTGTTCAGCCGCGAACCGGAGCGCGGAGATTTCCTCGATTGTCAGCCCGGTCTGCTCGGCGGTCTTGCCCATCGAGTCGGCCAGTTCAATGGTCGAACTGACGAACCGCTGAATGCCGGAGATGGCCGTGGACACGCCCAGGGAAATGCCCAGTGCGCCGGCCATGCTCTTAAGCGAGCCGCTGAGAGACTGCGCCTCCTTCTGCATCCCGCGAAGGTTGCGCTCGACGGAGCGAAGGCCTGCCGTGGTCGCGTCTTGGGCAGTGATGATTACCTTCGCGCTTGTGTCTGCCACTTTCGCTCCTGTTCGTCGCTTTCCATTTTCAGCGTCGCCATGAGGTAGGCGAAGTCGCTTTCCGTCATATCAAAAACTTGCTGGGGCAGGATGTGCAGCCGTAATGCCATTGCATAGATGCAACGCAGCTCCACATCCTGAGTTAGTTTTTTTCGGCGTCCTCGACAGAAACTGACGCCGTATTCATGGCGCTGACGATGCGCGACATGATTTCTGGGTCATATTCCGTCATCAGCTCGCGCTTTTCTGGCATCGCGAATAGTCGCTTGGCGCCAGCATCACGCGCCCGAACGATGAGCGTCACCGCCATTGCTTCGAGGTCGAGCACCGTGTGGCCGTCCTCCTGCCGAGCCAGCAGGAAGATTTCCCGGCGCTCCTGCAAGGTCATGTCGGGCCAGTACCAGATGCTGGTGTTCCATTCAGGGACCGGAATCTCGACCAGCGTTTCTGGCGAACGGCGAGCCTTAAACGTCGCCTTCGCCTGTTCTTTCCAGTGGCTCATGCGGTGCCTGTAGTCAGCACGCCGTTGCCGACGAAGGAAAAGGCGATTTCCACGACGGCGCCACGCGCCACCGTGCGGGTGATTTCAGTCACCAAAACGTCGCCGTAGTAGTAGATGTCGCCCGTGGTTGCGCCTTCCGGATAGAGCTTTAGCGCCACGTTCGCGTTCGGAGCGATGGCCACCTGCCCGGTGGTGTCGGTCTCGTCCCAGTAAGCCGAGACGGAACCAGACCAGCTCGTGATCGCGATCGTGTTGTAGGTCTTGGCGGTATCGGCGAGGGTCGTGTCCTCGGCGTATTCAGCGGTGTAGGTGAAATTGAAGCCAGTGACCTCGGCGACGGTATTCGCGCCGACCTTCACCAGCCCTTCGGTGCCGTGATGATTTGCCATTGTTATTCCTTAGACCGTGGTGGTGGTCAACGCGCCGTTGCCGACGAAGCTAAAGCTGATTTCCGTCACAGCGCCGCGAGCGACCGTGCGGGTGATTTCCGTCACGAGAGCATTGCCGGTGTAGTAGGTGTCAGCCGTCGTGTAGCCTTCGGGCGCCAGTTTCAGGACCACGTTGGAGCCGGTCGTGAGCGCCAGCTGACCGTTGGTGTCCAGCTCATCCCAGTACGCGGTGACGCTGCCGGACCACGAGGTGATGGCCGCCGTGTTGTACGTCTTCGCCGTGTCGGCGAGCGTGGTGTCCTCGGCATATTCAGCCGTGAGGGTGAAATTAAAGCCCGTGACCTCGCCCACCGTGTTGGTGCCGACTTTCACAAGCCCTTCTGTTCCGTGATGATTCGCCATTTCTGCTCCTGGTCAAACTGCGGTGGAGACGGAGTTTTCTACCGTCCGATACATAACGATGAATTCCAGCCGCGCCGAGCCGATGGGGGCGTCGCCGTCGAAGGAATGCGTGATCGCCGTGGAGGCGAGGAAAATGTCATCAGCCAGCCCGTTCACGGTCTGGTCGTTAGCGATGGCCTGTTCAGCCAAAACGCACAGGTCGTCGAGCGCGTCATCGAGGTTAGAAACGGCTCGCGTCACCAGCTCGACAATTAGCGTCAGCGACCGTTCCTGCTTGCGCGGGTAGGTCAGCGTTGAATTGGTGACGGCTTCGGTCAGAGTGTAGATGAGAGCGGCCGTGCTGTTCGGCGGCAGCGGATAAACCCGCGACTGGGTAATGGTGCTGGCCACCGCGGCAGTCGTTAGCACCGCGCCAATGCGCTCGCGAATTTGCTGGCGTACGTGTGCCATTAGCTCTGTGCCTCAAGCCGCAGCTTCGAGACGCCCGTGCCGTCCGGCTGAAACTCGCGAATGGTGTAATACACCGCGTTCACCGTGAGGCGGTCGCCGACTGTGTAGCCGGTAGGCAGATCTGCCGTTTTGCAGTAGAAAACCGGCTCCACCGAGTCGTAGGGAACCTCGGCCACTTCGACCTGCACAAACTCGTTGTCAAAGATGCCGTTAACCGTCGAATCCGTCGTCACACGCCGATAGGTCGCAGCCGTGCCGAAGTCGGCCACGGCAAAGAACACCGCCCGGTCTGTGGCGCTCTCAACGGCCACGAGTGCGGAGCTTCTGCTTCAGAGGGGCATCATTAGGGGGCAGCGCCGGCGCGTCTTCCACGGGCGCTGGCTGCGGCATCTGCCACGGTAAAGCGCGGCCCATGCCTAGTAGCTCATTTGCCACCTCGTCCGACACCTCGACCACTTGGCCGATGTCTTGATGTTCACCGCCGAGCCTAATCGCTCGGGTCAGTTGGATTTTTCGTGCCATTGTTTGTGTAATTCCTTGTCAGTAAAACGGACGCGCTCGGGGCGCTCCATCTGGTCGCGAACAGTTAGCCAGGGCGTGCAGTCCTGTCCCTGAACGCCGTGGCGCTCCAGCGAATGCCAATAGCGCCTGTCACCCTGATAGGCGTCGCAGCCCATCACTACGATTTCCTCGAACCCGAGAAAACCGGCGCACCATGTCGCCATCGGCCCGGAGAGACCGACGTTCGGGCAGGTGCTCGTAAAAAGTACGTCTGGACGCTCGCGGATTACCGCGTATGGCGTGATGACGTTTACCGAGTACTGCTGCACGACGTACCAGACGCGGGGGTCGGCAAAAAAGCAGTAGTCGAGCGGGAGAATCAGGGCGTGTTGGTTAAGGCCAATCAGCCGACATTCGTCCGGAATCGTGAGCAGGTCGCGGGGGAGAGAAGGCGCACCACCAAGGATGCAGACCGTCTCTCCCGCGTGACGGTTGGGAAATTGTTCCAGTTCCATCGGTAGTGGACCGAGGCGGCTTTTACACCGCCCCGGCCCAGCGCCTTAGGTCGTGGTGTAGTCCGAGACCACCGCGAAGCTCTCCGCGTGACGAACGGCGACATCGCAGTCCATCAGGGTGCGGATACGCAACGTGCCGGCAGCGCCGCCGGTGTACGGGTCCACGAGAACATCGAGCCCACCGAAGTAGCCGATGAGCAGCTCGGCAAAGTTGCCGAAGAACATCGCCGAGCAGACGCCCGAAGACGAACCCTTGGTCAGCGCGGAGCTGATTTGCTGGGTCGACTCGAAGCGGTAGCCGTGGAGGTTCGCCGGGTCCTGAAGGATGAAGTTGCCTTCAACACCGCTGGACTGCTTGCTTGTGGTCATCAGCTTGGCCTTCACCTTCGGATTGGTGACGTAGGCAAGGCTGCCGGCCAGCGCGTTGTCGATTTCGACTTCGCGCATCAGGTTGACGACCGAAGCGAACGTCGGAGCACCGCCGTTCGTGCCGATGGCCACCGAGCCAATGCCGGACTGGTTGATGATGCCCAGAGGCTGGCCGTTCGTGCCGGTGCCGTGGAAGCAAGCTGCGTCCACTGCCGTGGCCAGAACCGTGGCGAGGTCCGAACGGACCAGCGCCTCGACGCTCGGGTCAGACTGAACCACCAGGCGGCGGCTC